ATGCGTGCAGCTAACCCTTCCGCATCGGCGTCAAGCTTTTCAACTTCGATGACGCGAGCTTGCATCTTTGAAAGCTCTAATTTCGCGTTAGACTTTGCTTCTGTTGCTGCAACGAAATCAGGTTCGCGCAGGGGGTCATTAAGAACCTCATCTGCGTCTTTGATTATATTGGTGGCGTCAGCGGTCTGGACCTCGATCTCAGTCGCTAAGCGAGATTTGCTCCAGCTCAGACCCTCTCGCGCTGGGTTTCGGGACGCGAACGCACCTACGGCACCACCGAGTACGCCACCGAATGCAGCCTCAATCGCGCCAGACGTAGCTATACGGCTATAATCATATTCGGTACTAAGCCCCTGCTGTATTTCTCGTTTTTGCTGGAGAGCGTCAAAGCTTGTCCCCATAGCGCCACCGGCTACAGCTTCGATCCCAGCTCCTCGTATGCCACCTTTTACGACGGCAGACTTGAAGGCAGCGCCCTTGGTTAATCCAGCCGCGCGAGCCAGCTTCGCAACACGAACGGCTTTGGAAGCAGCACCCGCGTAGGGGATAAGGTTGACCCCATCAAAAATAGAAGCCGTACCGTAGTCCCAGACCTGAGAGGTGAATGACCCACGCTCAGGTGCATTCTTCCAAGCTTTCGAAAGCTTGGTCATAAGAGCTTGGTCCTCGCCCGCGTTTTGGTACTCTAATAAGTCTTTACCGGCTGACCCAAAGTTACTGTCTTTCCAACGGCGGTCTGTGTACCAAGTGTCAAGCATATCTGAAGAGCTGGCAAAGGTCTTACCCTTGGTTTCGTAATACTTACGTACATCTTCGAGGAAACTTCTATTATTAACGAGGGAACTACCCGAAAGGGATGTGTAATCTGACCCTGTTCCAGACTGGGTTCCGTTGAGACTAGACAATCCTAGCTTTAAAATATTCTTTTCCATCGGGTACTCCATTTAACCTGATTTTGTAGATCAAGTTAAATGGAGCGGAGGTTTATATCGTCCTTATTCGACGGGCTGTGAGAGTAACCATTTTGTGACGGCCTTACGCCGGACGTTGAAACCATTTGTCCACCGTCGTTGATGAAGGTCCACTCCTTCTGGGACTTCATCGAGTTTAATGAGCCTTTCTAACTCAACATTTTCACTAGAGGTCAATCTCTCGGCATCGCGCTGTTCGTCCCGATCATCCCACTCTTCTATTGTTCCGTCGTTGAGGGTGCGATTTACGAGTATCCGCGCCGCTTTCTGTCTGGCAGCTATGAGCTCCGCGTCTCTTGCTGAAGTTGCATTCGTTTCTATTGTTTGCTGTTCACGCAAATCAAACGCGTCTACTTCGATTGCTACTCTTTCGTTTAACGAGTTAATCTCGCTCTTAGCATTCTCAATTCTGGCTTCAGCATTGGCAAGCCCATCTAAAGACACTTTTAGCTCTTCTATTCTCGTAGATACCGCTGCTCGGTTCTCGCTTTTCTTGTACACGTTCGTTCTCAGTAGAGCAGTTAGTTTTGATATTTCTCTACCCGCGTTTTTAATTTGTAACCTGATCGTTGGGAGAGCCAATGCCTGAGCTTCTACTAGGGAAGTCATACCCGCCACTAAATCTTCGGCGTTGATGAAGTCGTCACCTATCAGAGATTCAATCTCCGCAAATTTACCTTCAATGAGATCGGCTTTTTGTGTTGCCCCATTCACGACTGTTAAAGATTGAGACTGTAATCCGTCTGAACGGCTTACATCACCCTCGAAAGTTGCCCCAAAGATATCGAACCTATCTTCCGCTGCTTCACGACGGAACCTTTCGTAGCTTGCCTTGAAGATGGTCTTCTGCTCTTCATCCATTCCTATTATACTTTGAGCTTTCGCCTCTTCAAGCGCGAGAAAATAAGCCTCCAACTCTAAGGGCATGTTCCCCTCGTCACCCATAATCTCTTGCCTAAAGGCTAACTCTACGGCAGTTTGCACTATCTTAGGATCGAATTTTGTTCCTACAACGTGCTGACCATTCGTTTCGGCTACAAGTGTCGCGCCGATTTTCTCTATCATACGGTCTGTAAGGAATATGTTATTGTCCTCGGCGAAAGCCCTCGCCGTACTATAGACTGCGCTGACGATTGATACGGTATTCGCTGCCACGACCTTCGCGTCTGCGTCTCCACCCACGATTTCAGGAACCTTGAGGAGGCCCGTTAATAACGACTGGTGGTCTTTAGATGGCGGCATTATTCGAGAAGTATTCATATCAGCGACGGCGGCTTGAATATTCGCTACCTCTTGATCGTTATTTGCGGCACGTACTGTGCTGACAATATTATCAAAAGTGTCTTCCGCTACTTCACCGAAACGATCCTTCGCGTCCTGTATGTTACCTTGACCAGTCGCCTCCAACTGTAAAACAAAGTTTGCAACAAATTGTTCCTTGCTCCTATTCAAGACGTTATTGTAATCGTCAGATTTAGCTACCACACCACTCGCAAATGCGTCGATATCTATCTTTAACTGCTTGACCTCATCGTCAAACATCTTTTGAAGAGTTGCTCTTAGCTCTGGGGAAAGTTTAATGTCGCCTTCAATATTGGGGTCTCTACTTATGGCGTCCTCTAAATCCCTCACTACAGTTTCAAAGTTGTCGTTGTCTTTGACAGCTTGGGTAACGTCATTAGCCGATTGGTCAACAGCAGTCTCAATCAGGTCTTGCTGTTGCACGGTGATTTCATCGGCCCGTTTGTCGAGCTCCCCTTTAAGCTTTGTTGCTTGGTCATCTCCGAAAGTTTCGCCTAATTCTAAACCATTATTTTTCGCTTGGCTTTTCATTAAGCGCAACTTAGCGTCGAATTGATCTTGTGTGGTGTCTGGGTCTAGCGCCAACTCATCTAGTAAGCCATTAGCGTTAGTCATAAAATCTTTCAGGTTATCTGCTTTGCGTAGCTTATCAGCGGCCACGAATTGGGTTTGGGCTTTAATGCCAAAATCTACGGGAAGTGTGATACCTCCGGCAGTCGCTTCCTTCCTTAACAGATCAGTAAGGGAAGTTAAGCTCTCTTGCGTTGCATTCTCTTGCGAGGCAAGGGATTGCATCCGATACCTTGCGTTGCCTAAGAATGATTCTGTAGCTTTTTTTTGTTCATCTTCCTCGAATGAAAGGCGTTGCCCCTCTTGAATACCTCCAAAATTTGGTGGAACCTCAAATCCCGCCGCTACCGCTTCGGTTTTAAATCTCTCGACTTGACCAGCAAATAAGAGTTGAGAAGTACCATTTTCTGTTAATTTCGTTAGCTCATTTTCTGCATTTGAAAAGAATACTCTTTGTGCTTCGGTCTTTGCCGTCTTTAACCTACTGTTTTTGTCTTCTTCACTGCGGAGTATTTGAGTAGTTGAAAGCTTAATTTGAGCATCTGTATATTTTAGCTTAATACCTTGAACTTGAATATCATATGCTTCTTTATCCGTGCTTGCATTGGCCGCCGCCGCTATAAGTTCTTGGTCCAACCTAAGCGATGCTTCCTGATCTTCCGCATCCACAGTTTCGCCACGGACAAGTACTTGGTTTTCCGTAAACTCTGTTAATTTTCCTGTAACATCTGCGGGATATTTTTCTTTCAAAGTTTTGAGCGCCGCTGAAAACTGAGCTTTATTCATGCCCTCTGTAAGCACCAAGTCGCGAAGTTCTGCTGAATAGTCGAGTTCCAACTGCGTATATGTACCTTCGTACACCGGCTTATACCTATCCTCCACTTGTTCCGCAAACTCCCCGCCATCTGAGTAAAGCCTGTCGTACATTCCCTTGGTGGGATTTGCATAATATGCCGTAATTAACTCTTGGTGTTCCGACACCCAATTATTAAATCTCAGCTTATCAATCGCTTTCCTACGACTTGCTACAGCATCACCGCCATCATCGCCTTCTGCTGGGGAAAGGTTGAAGTCTTCATACAATTTTTTGACTTCATCGTCAGTCATATTTGCTTGAGCAGCGGCAGCAATAATATCCTTACTGTCTTGCATACTCGTACGCAAAGCAGCTAACCTATCACGCTCAAGACTTGCCGCGCGGTCAGTCGCAATTCGGTCTTGCTCATCGCGGTAGGTCTTAACCTTAGACGACATTGTTGACTTCGTAGGTAGGCCACGAGTGCCAACGCCAGTTTCTTGTATCAGCCCATTTGCAAACTCCATGCGCTCTTCAACTGAAGCACCTGGATTTTGGCTAATGAAATCTGAATACATCGTAGCATTCTCTTTGCGAAGCGAACTTCTCCGTTCGTCACCGCGCTCGATGGCGTCTGTGAACTTACCCAGTCTCAGCATCAGCAAGTCTCCTTATGTTATCGTTTTTCTGTCGTTATAACCTGTGAGCCTGTCTAGCCATGTTCCGAATGATCCGCCCGCGTCATTGGCGTTGTTGTTCGCGCGTTCTGCGAAGTTGTTAGAGGCCGATAGCGCGTTGCCGAAACCAGCACTGGTTTGCCCATCAGCGGCAAATTTATATGGCGATGCTTTCAGCTCCCCCATTCGTGCGGCATAATCCGTGTACATAGAGCTCTGGTCATTCATTACTGAATTTCCGGTTTGATAATCCGCGAGTGCGCTATTGTTAACCATAGCGTCTGAGTTTTGTATCAAGTTTTGACCAAACCTCCGCTCGCTAAGGTCCATAAGCTGCTCGTTAGAGCTTACGCCCTGTACGCCTTGTACGTACGTTAGAGCGTCATTAACGCCATCTAGCATCGCTTGGTTGTACGCTTGGGCTTTCATGTCTGCTGCGCTCCTACGGAGCTGTACGTCCAGCGTACTGTTATCCATGCCCCTAGACATTAGCTCAGCAGTTTGCCGAGACATGTTTTCGTCAATCGCACGACCCGTGTTCGCCATCCGCGCGTCAATGAACTTCTGGGCTACCGCATCAATCTGAGGAGCCATGTCAAACGTGGTCGCCCCTCCAGAACGAGCAATATTATCTTGGCTATAAACTTCATTGTCGTTTTGAAGCTCTTCAGACTTTCGTGCCTCACTGAAGTAATCCCGCAAAGCGACAAAGTTTTCAGGAGAGACTTGAGCGTAATCACCGAACTCACCTAGAAGACCATCCATCGTGGACTTCATTTCACTTGAGCCCTCGCCGTAAAGCTCCATGATCTTATTGTTGCGAGCGATCTCGGCAGACGTTAAGGCGCTTTGTCGATCATCCGCAGCATCAGCTCGCTTGTTACCCTTCACCGCATTAAACAGTGAAACGCCCGTCATTATTGCATTAAGCATCAGTAACTCCTTTAGACCATCATACTTCCGAAGCCGTTGCGACGCTGATCGCGGAACTGGCCTGATCCACTATTTCCAGCTACCGCTCCGTTTCCGATGGGTACGTTCACGTAACGTATTTCGCCGGTCTCACGGTCCTTTACTGCCCTACGTACGTAGGCGCCGCTTGAATAGTCTCCGCTGCCATTGGACGCGATCAGATTGTCTTGGTTATTACCTTCGAGGGAAAAACCGTAAGCATTCATGAACGCAGCCGGATCGTAAGCATTGGAGCCCAGATCAAGGTCTGCAAGGTAAGCCGATAGTTCTTCTTCCGTTATAAACTCATCTTCTGGCAGATCGGTTTCCCCGCCATCGCCGGATAGCTCCGCCAAGGTGTCTTTCAGGGACTTGATAACATCCTCATTGGTAGCCTCAGCGGTGACTGAAGAGCTTGCCGCTGCGGCGGCTCCACCCTGATCTGAAGTCACTACGTTATCGTCATTATCGTTATTACTGTCATTATTGTTACCATTGGCGGCGGCGGCGGCGGCGGCGGCGTTGCCGGCGGCGTTGCTGCCATCCCCTTGGAATAATTTTGAGAAGTCGAACTCATTATCTTCCGTCCACTGGCCGTCTACGTAAGTGCCGCCCCGACCTATAGTCGCAAGATTGGTAAGGTCTTGATAACCCGTATTCTCCGTTACAGCTTTGCCAGTTTTGTCGTCATAAAGCACGTTATCTTTGTACGTAGTGTTCTTACCTTTGGTCATCGCATTAGCCATGTCCATACGAAAACTATTGTTGTTGTCAGAATTGCCGCCGTCCGTCACGAGCTGGCCGTCCTCGTACGACATATTATCATTATCACTGAAAGCGTTCTTCATATCCTGAGCGGCAGTGTTCGTGGTTATGGCGTTGCCTTCCATGTCTTCAAGTACGCCGTTTCTGTACTGCATCCCGTCGTCAGGCGTGAAGCTGTTGGCCCACGCTTGACCGACCGTATTTCCCCCACTCTCACTGTTTGGACCACCACCGTCAGAAGCCGATCCGCCGCCTTCATCCTTAAATGTCCGCTTGTCCATCAAGAATGGAAACATTATGCTATTCTTCATTTTGCTTTCTCCAAGCGGTAATTGCCGCCAACAAGGTTGTAGCCGCGCTTTTTCATCAGGCTATTGAACGCCTTGGGGTTTATGTCAGTGCTGTATCCAACCCTGACTTCAGAGGCACCGTTTTCGGTCGCCCAATTCTCGAATAAATCCAAGAGGCGTAGCCCAGTGCGGGTGCCGCGAAGTTCTTTGACGACAAACCAAGCTATGTCGTTAGCAACATACTCGTCACTAAAGTAATACTTAGCCATGTACCCAGCATATAAGCCAACGGGCTTACCGTCCCGCTTAGCCAGAAAGCACGTTCGATGAGCGTCATCCAAGTACCAAGCGAATGTCTCAAGTACCCGCGAGGGATTAAAAGACAGATCAGAGTACGAACTCTCGGCGTGCATCTTCGCGCCGAGTTCTACGAGGGCTTTGCCATCGTCCTTCGTAATCTCTGAATACTGAACTTGAGACAACTCCGTATCCTAGTAGTTGAATTTCTTGACGGCTTTTTTAACAGCATCGTCAAGGTCATAGAACTCTAGCATTCCGGTTTCTGGGTTAAACGAGCCCGCTCCACCAATGTCTTGAAGCAATTTGATAGTGAATGGGGAGTGCCGAACCATCATGCTATCGCCGCCTCTGCCCTTTTCGGCATTGGACTGCTCTGTACTGGCTACCTTGCGGCGATCAGCGATTGAAGTTCCGGTATTTGGGCCAAAGATTTCTGTACTAAATGCCATTGCGGGCTCCTTTATTTTTGAGAACTATATGGTTCATCCACTATTACTGTCGTCCCTACTGCATCATTTTGACAGCACGTTGCTTGGCCTCTCGGTTCAGAGCTCTTCGCGAGTAAGATATCTCCGTGGCCTTAGAGGAATAACTTAGTCTGCTGATCTCATCATTGATCGCATCCACCTCAAAAAGAGCATCAGCGATCTTGTCTGGGGTGATGTCATTGTCAGACTGCAATTCTTCCATTCGGTCCTTCCCGATCTGAGTAAGAGCCGATTTCGAGTAGCCGTTATATCGGTACGCAGATGAGGCCCGACCCATGAAGCCAGCGTCCATTTTCGCGTCTCCACTGTGAGCAGAATAATTGAAGGCTCGCTTCACATCGGAGAGCGCGTCCTGATAATCATCCACACCGTAAGAAAGCTCTACGTATCCACTATCTTCATCGCCAACCATAAGGCTGAATAGCCCGTCATCAGCCCGTTCTACGAAGACGTTTCCCTCAAGTTTATCTTGTACTTCACGGGGCAAAGATAGGCGTAATTGCTCTATGGAGCTGCGAGCCATTTCGGAAGTGAGAAAGCTTTCAGAGGTGTCTTGGTTTTTCGATAAGTGGGCAGGAGTTTTCTCGCCACGCAAGCCAGTAGTCATTTCACCATCGGCTCCCACGTAGTGCATCCCCGTTACGGATAACGGACCCGCTGACAACCCATCGGCAGCCATCGAGTTGGGAAGGTGCGTCCTTATCTGGCGGTGGTCGTACGCCTTGAAATATCCAGGGTCTCCCTGTGTTACGGGGAAAGCTGCCGATGCTTCATTCACCATTCGGTCTTTCTCTGCGTAAAACTCTTCGCGCTCTTGATCCTCGAACTGTTTTGTTGGGCGCAACCGAGGGCGTAGGCTAGTATCGAGAGGAACGGCAGGAGGGCCATCGCCAGAAGGGTAGCTGTCTGGCCCAAGTCCCGACTTCCAGTCTTGCTCTACGTCAACAAGAGACTGGATTTGTTCTGTAGAAAGCGAAGAGAAGTCACCATCAATAGGGTTTTCCATAGTGCCGATAGCCGCACCCTCAAGTACCTTGCTCTCTTCTTCGTTAATGTGGATTAGATCGTTGTCCATATCTGTTTTTCCTTTGAGGCTACCCATCATCTTGTCGATTAGTTTTTTTTGACCGTCAGTATATTTGCTATCAGGCCACTGGCCTACTGCATGTCCGCGAATAAAAGCGTCGAGACCGCTGATATCGAACCACTTGTCGAACGAGCGGTTGTCACCACTTTGCTCGTAAATGCCGATTAAGTTATCCACATCAGAGTTGCTTAATTCTGACTTTAGCTGCTCACGCATTTGGCTGTATTCTGGAACATATTTGTGAGCAGAATGAAGTAACTCGCCGAGAACCGCTTGGTCTAGCTCGGTCCCCTTTAGCGCTGGGTCAAAAATCTCCATGACATGTTTGTCGTAACGATCATCGTGCGCCTCTTGCCATTCGAGCTTTCGCCCCGTGCCGTCCATGCCTTGCTCACGCCTGTCGATTATATCAACATTGTCGATCAAGTCAGAAAGCAGAGGGTACTGCTTTCTGAGCTTGGACAGGAGGGAGGAAAACTTATCAGACATTCGTGATGACTGCCGCCAGAGTGACCTCGATATTATTCACGTTCGTAGCCGAGGTTACTTGAAAGCCGATTTCACGAGAAGTGGTGGTCGCGTCGATGGCTATTGAAGCTGATAAGTTCTGCTCAGTAAGGGCGGAACTGATTGGGATAACATCCCCAGCGTTAATACCATTGATCTTGAGCTGAATGTTCGCCGTGCCAGATGTTGTCTTTGCAGCAACAGCGTCGATACGTACGTTTTGCTTGAACGCCCGTGTCACTACGTAAGTCCCATTAGAAACGCTACCTGTGGATTGATAAAAGAAGCTCCTAGTCGCAAAAGTGTCAGGTAGCTGAGCTATAGGAAGACGCCCTGTTGCATCCAAACCAGCAACACCGTCAGCAGCCCCGATAAAAGTTTTGGGAATAACGGCTGTGAGGTCGATGTTCGAGAACTCAAGGCCACCACCCGTAGAGTTTACGCGCAAGAACTGAAGGGCGTTCGTAGTGGTAAAGGCAGGAATGCCCGTATCGGGGCTAGTAAGCAGCCAGCCCGTACCGTTGTAGAACTTCAGCACGTTAGGCGAGCTGGCCGTATCCACCCAGAAGTCACCGGCATTAGCGGTCGATGGCTCAGAAGGGGAAACATAAACTCGGCCACGGTTCTGCAATAGGCCCGTGATGCCATTAACTTTGGCCTGTGGGATTTGGTTGTCTGCAACAGACAACTTAGCGAACGGCACAAAACCGTTTGCGTCTGTGAACTTATCCTCAGTCATAAGACCACTGACCCGAACCTGAGCAGTATCCTCAACAATCATAATCGTAATCAAATCGCCAGAGATCATTGCTGAAGTAAAGGTGATAGTAGAGTTCGCGGGTTGAGTGGTGTAGTCGTTCGTACCGCCTTCACGCTGTAAAACGCCGTTACGCCAAACCAGAACTTTCTGGTCCGCTGTGTGTACGAAAGGGAACACGGCCTGAGAGGTTCCTGCGATTACATCCTGTCGGATAAATCCACTGTCGTTAGAGGATTGTACTTTGTAGATCGTCACTAAATCTGCGGCAAGGGTCGCAGTGGAAAGCGTAACATTGTTATTAGTAGCGCTTGAGGTGAAGCTGGACGAAGCTTGTAAGCCGCCGTTGAGATAAACAACGATAGCGTCAGCAGCCTCATGAAGGAAGGAGAACACAGTCGTACCAGTTGGATATAGTATAGTTCCTGCTGTGTCGGCGCTGTTCACCACAAAATCTTGGCGTGCAGAGAAAAGCGGTGAGCCGATTGTACCAACGTCCGATCCCGCTGTACCGCGTAAATCAGCGGCAGTAGCGATAGTCTTCCAGCCGTCCTCGGCCTCCGTGTACACACCCGCGCGGAACTGGATACCATTGATCGTATCGTTCCTTAACTCAATCGGGGCGACCAGCGTTCCGTTCTTATCGAACATTACACTAAGAAGCTCTGAGATCGTAAAGTCACCAACCTCGGCAGAGTTCAAGTATCGCACGATGTTTTCGATATCTGCGCCAATGTTGGATGATGACGTATGATTGCCTGGATATAGGACTTTTAAGCGAGCCATTCTATTTCTCCTTGTGGTTTAAGAATGCAAAACTGATAACTGTAACTTCACTCTGCGTGTCTTTTTCTTCCGTTCGAAAACGCAGACGCACGCCCCTGAAAATATGGTTAAACGGGTACGAGTAATCATGGTACAAAGGCGCATCACCCCACTTAGGGTCGCCTTCAATCCGGTCTAAATTTACCTCAACAGACCCAATGTCGCCGCCAACTTCATCAGTGAAGTCTACGAAGAAACGCCCTTTCCCTGTCGCTTGGACAATGAACGTGTGCGCTCGCTTCGTTCCTAAGAAGTCTCCAAGCCATAGGACTGGAGTTTCTGCTATCATGGGGGAGCGACGTAAATCTGAGCTGCCGGTATCTTGTATGAACGTACGGTCTGTAGCTTCGTACACTCCATCAGAAGTTCCAAACATAAGACGACCACCAAGAAAGCCACCGCATCGAGGAAGTAAGGTGTCACCCAACTGGAAGTTTACGTTCTCGTATCCTGCACGGAAGTTCATGCTGAGACGAACCGTGGTTGTATTTCCAGGTCTGGGAAAGAAGATATGGTACGTCTGAGTATCGGGATCAAATATTGCTGATATGGTCTCAGGGTCAGGCGTCGAGCGTACGAGCTCTTGGTATAAAGGCTCAACCTCATCAGACAGTGAAGCCTCCGCAATGGTCACACCGTTCTGCTCGGATCGCATAATCGAGTGAATACCTCGGCGCGAGCAGAATAGAAGGTCCGAGCCAGCGTTAGCTATAGTATTGTGAGATACGCAGCCGATACGTAAATTGGCGCGACTATCAAGTTGCCACTGCTCAAAGTCAGGGTCGATAATGTAAACTAGCGTCTGGTCTTTCGTGAATACAGCAAGGCGGTTGGCCTCGAATGTTCCCATGCCAACGATTTGGTCGGCAGTACCGATTAAGTTGGAAATGTCGATAAATGCGGCCCGTGTTACTTCTGCTGTTGGGGCTTCTTCAGCTAGGAAAATATCTGGATTGTCCACGCGAGAGAACTCAACAACGGTTGGGCGATCCTTAAACCCAGCAACAGCAAGTCGCCTTTGGATCGGCACTCCGAACTGAGGCTTGATCGAGGATGTGGAAGTCGAGAACTCGAAGCCGTCGTAACGGTACATCCGACTGTCCTTAGAGAAAATATGAACCTTCCCCTTAAAGTTTGTCATGGAGACAATCGCATCTTTCGGCAGCGCACCCTCAAGTCGGTGTCCCCTGTCAGATGACAAGTGCGTATTGGCTGCATCCTCCTCCGCGAAGACGACGCCTTCTCGGTTGTAGAAACGGATGCACTTAACTGGAAAGCGATTAGAGCCTTTGTGGAGATAGAAAGATGGGTCTCGTATCAACTGACCACGATAGTCTACGAAACAGTTTTCCAGTACGTAGAAGTTCTGATCTTTTTCTGTCTCAAGGGCGGTCACGTCCCGTGAGCGGTCAATGCCACGAAACCCGTAGTAAGTCGTGTAGTCACTTTTGACAGATAGGGGCGCGTACGTAAGTCTACTCATTAGTAACTGACTTTCGGTTTATATGCTGGGTTAGAACCACCGTCCGGTATTTTTCGAACATATGCTTTGTTTCCGTACGAACGGTCATGCAAGATGTTGGTCATGTTCGCCTGATAAAGCTGAAGGAATACCATCGCCTTATCGGAACCCTGCTGAATGAAGTAATGTGCGGTAAGACCGTCAATCATTATTAAATCAGGTATGGGCCTACGCTCTTGCGTATCTTGGTAATAGTCTATGTCTCCACCCACCCAATACGGGTGCTGGCGAATGTCTTCGACCACGCGGTTAGCCAGCTCGATCATCATCATCATGACCTCCCCATCAACACGCGATGGAGAGAAATTTCCGGCTCGAACCAGAGCAGAACGTACCAGACTTTCAAGTGGAGTGAACTTCTCTTTAGCCGCTGCAAACGGTTTTTGTACGCTCTTCTCGGCCATCAGTCATCATCCTCACAGCTAATAACGCGACCGGACCATATGTGATGGTGCAGCTTTGTAAGCTCAGCGAGCTCACGCGGTACGCGCCAGTGTACGAAGGCACGGTCAACGTCCCATATGCCCAGTATTCGTTCGTCACCAATTCTTAGGTCGAACGCTGAGTTCTCAGGGTTAGCGGATACGAAGAAGACAAAAGCGCTGGGCTCTGCATTCTTAGGTGCGCGGCTCTGCTTTGCCTTGCGCGTAGGGTCTACAGCTTTTTCCTGAGCGGGCTCTTCAACCCAAGCCTCATTCTCTGGGGTATTCGGATCGTCAGCCACGAAGCTTCCGTTGCTGTTGTGTGCGCGTTTGCGTGCCATTAAAATTCTCCTTGAGTTCCAAGACTTTTATCGTTGTTTATTGCGGGGCAGTCGTCCCTCAACGCAAAAGGGCCGCACTAAGGCGGCCCTCTCTAAAACTTTAGGCTGCCTTATTAGGCTGTAGCGTTCCAGTTTTTGATGTAGTTGTGCGTCTTATCCTGCAACAATTCGAGACCACACTCAGTGAGGTACTCGTGTGCTACTTGGTCAGCGCCGTTTGCTTGACGATCACGCAGCAATGAAGTGTCGCGACCTTCCATGTAACGGTACTTCAAATGTGGGAAGTCGATGATGACTGCCGCATTCTCCATTCCAGGTACTTGACGGAACTGTGGGTGCAAGTGGACCATTAGATCACCAGCGAACGTGGAATAACGAGTTAAACCCACGCCATAGCTTCCTTCAACTACTGTTGGCTGCCAACGATCCTTGCCGAACTTCTGCAAGTGACCAGCAACTTTAGCACCACAGAACATAATCTTCTGGTTGCCACCGAATGCAAACACATCTTCGATCAAAGAGCGGTCAAACTGGTCTTCTGTCATTACGTTAGAAGCAGTTGCACGGTCATTTACGTTAGTGATCGAGTTTATCAAGCCGCCAGTATAACGAGTTGGCTGTGAAGACGCAGCGTTAGCTTCGAACTTCTTACCAAAGAACATTGCTCGCTCAATATCTTGCATGTGCATCTTGAGAGCTTTTGTCGTCATTTCGTCTTCTTTGTCACCAGTACGCAAGTTTGTAGAGCGCAATGTGTTGGTGATTGTGAAGGCGGTACGGAAGATTTGCGTAAAGTTCGAGGCAACGCTTGCGTCGAATGATACGCCAGTAGGCGTATTCGCGCCCTCCGAGAATGCCGAACCCGCGATGAACAGCTTAGCACCGTCAACGATTGCAGCAGCACCACCGCCGATACCACGTTCTACTGTCAAAGTAGTCGCGGAAGCGTCAGCCGTACAGCGCATGACTTCGTTCGTTAAGGAGTTCACTACAATAGTGCCACCAACTGCGAACAAGTTGTCATTGCCAGAAGCAACAGTAATAGAAGTTGCTGAGTTGTTTACTGCGCCGTTCACTGTAAGCGTACGTGCAGGAAGCTCATCTCTGAAGTTCTTGAACTCAGGGTCATCTGTTGAATCGGAGGAAGTCATTGACAACAAAGCATTTAGCGGTGCATTGCCGTTTGGTTCTAACAGCGAATATAATTCGCGGTAATTCTTTGGGCGGAAGTCAGCAGCGAACTGACCTGAGCCCCGTAGTCCTTGGATACCAGCCATGTGGTAATCTCCTTTGGAAAGGGTTTCATTTATCAGCGGCACGCCAGAAGCATCTGCGGACAATCACGCAAACTTCTTTAGTAGCCTTTTTCAACACCGAAGATAATGAGCCTTAGCGCCATCGACGTTGAGTGACTATTGAATGGTTTCTAGGGGTCTGTCGTCCCGTTGATGAAAAAAGACGGCCCGAAGGCCGCCTTTTCTTATCCCATGCGCTTATTGTTGGCGCCCTGTGCAAGTCGGGCTAAGGTATCATCCTGCCCAGAGGAAGCCATTTGGCTTGTTGGACCACCCGATTGAGAGGTGAGATAAGCCTCACGGCGAGAGGCCATTTCGCGAAGCCTGTCAAACTCAGGGGTGTTTAACTGGTTCTTAAAGTCGCCAATTACTTTATTAGTTAAAGCAGCATCGGCGAAGTCTTCGGCTGTGTAGCCACGTTCCATTGCGTACGACTGGAAATCCTTGACGGCTTCATCAGGGAGGCCAGCTTCTTGCTGGGCGCGGTCGAGGTTGTTGCGTATAGACTGCATGACCGCTTCTTCGCGACCATCCATAGCATCTGCTCGGCTGTCAGTAGCATTTTGACCCGCATTCTGCGCTTGCTGGAGGACAGACTTCATCATCTGAAGCTGATCGCCCATGTTCTTTTCCATGCGCCCCATGCGGTCGAATTGCTCGCGATAGCCTGGAGGAAGACTGATCGCGTTTTCCTCTTCGTACTTGGACCATTCTTCGTTAAGGAGTTCGCTACCTTTCGCCCTATCTTGAGGTCTGTCTGGGGCTGCAACGCCATCCTGTTTCGGACGTTCCTTGCCCATAGTGACGTTCTTCGTCATGGCGCGAAGAGCCGCATCCATAAGCTTTGCAGCTTGTTCTGGAGTAGCACCCGTTTCGCGCATCAACTTCTCGGTAAGATCGTTTACCGGCTTGTTCGTTGCATTCCTGTGGTTGAGATCACGGTAACGATCAAACGTAGAACTGATCTGCTGTGGGGATAGATTGCGATCCTTGCCGCCGATATTGACGTTGTACATAACAGCTTCTTGTTGCTGCTTGTCGCCCTCAGTGTCAGGAGACGCAACTTCTACTGCCTTCTCCATGTCGGTAGGCGGTGCATCTTTTGGTGGGGGTGGAGCCGTCGGTGCAGCGGCCTGTGGAGCTGGGGCTTCGCCCATTTGCCTTGCGGAAATACGGGCGATTTGCTCCGCATCCATTTGTGGATTAGTTGCCATTGTCGGTCCTTTCTGAGCGGCCTTGGCGGCTCGTCGCTTCATCTAGTGAAAGCTCACCCTCAAACTTGTTGATGAGCTTAGTTGGCAAGCTGAGCATTTGCTCCGCTGCGAATATGGCACCCCTCTGAAAGTCCATATGCTGTTGCGTCATTTCTGCGCTACGGGCCATGTTGAGGGCAAGCTGGAGAATTTCGTCCTGCATGGTCTTATGCAAGTGTTCCCAGCCGGAACTTTCAGATAGAGTGATGAGGTCGTTGATCTTTTTTTTGACAGTCATATTGAGGGGTCTCTTACTTTTTCTTCCCACCCTTCATGATGGGTTTTCCAGCCATCATCGGCGAGCAGCTTTTTTTCATGAGCGTGTTCTTAGCCATACTAATAGCCCTTCTTTTTCTTCACAGGCTTGCCCGTCTTTAAAGCAGCTTTCTTGGCCGCAGCCTTTCCCGACGTGGTGTACGGGAACTTCTTTTTTCCTACAGTTGGCATCATGCTTTCCTTTTCTTTGGCTTCGGTTTTCCAAAGTTCTTTTTCATTGCTGAATAAGACTTCGGGGTTACGGTAGACGCCTTCTTAGACCGGCTAGTTCCGGCCTTTCGCCTTGCGTTGATGTTTTCGTAGAGAGACATTAGCAATCCCATGCTCTTCTGGACCAGTAGTTAGCTGAAAGCTTGTTTGCCTTACCCTTAATGCCACCCGAACGGGCGCAGTAAGACTTCTTGCGCGCGGGGTTGGATTTTTTGATGGTCATTTTAGGGTCGCCAAACCGAACAGTCTTTTCCTTGCCTCCAGAGCAAGCCCTAACAACAGATTTTTTAGCGCTCCCCGCCGGTGCACGGCGGGGCTTGTTGCAAGGCATACTCTTTTTAGAGACAGTCTTAGCCATTAAGCAGCTTCAAAAGTCACTTTGTCGGCAGCAATCGCAGCCGCATCCGTGCCTTCGTCTACGCCCAGCGCGGCCTTGTTAGTCTCGTCAGCCATAATCTTTGGGCTACGCGCTGCGAGCTGTTGAAGAACGTACTTGTTTGTGACGACTACCTCGCCCTCGACTGAAGCTTTGAACGCCGTGGCGTAGCTGTCGAGGACAGAGTAATAAACTTTGTCACCCATTTGCATAAGGCTGCGAACCTTACCCGCTACCCAAGTTGGGTTGCCCCAGCCTTCGGCTGGGACGCTGTATATTTTCGATGCTGCGTTATCGTATGCCATTTTGTTTTTCCTTTACTGACTGCGCTTGACGGGAATGTAACGGTCGCCTTCGCCACCGAGTTGCTGTGCATCGTCAGAGCCCCAATTATACATGTCGCCGAACTTATCCAGCACTTGCCAAGCGACGGTCACTGAGCCGCCATTGCCAGTTTCGCCGCTGCACGAACCCATTACGATTGTGCCGTTGACGCCGTTTGGCAAACTTGGAC